TGTGAAAATGCTACAACTTGACACTCTAAACGGTCTTTTTGCACATCGACACCACATGTAAGCACTAATGCTTCATCAGGTATGCTTTGACCATCATAACTCTCTCTTCTTGATAATAACCCTTCTGCTTCTACTGCTTCTTCAGGCTCAGGCTCCCATGTCTCACCTAAACTAGTATTTATAAATGTTTTAAGCATTTCAGGTTGTTTCTTAGATTCTAGAAAGTTTTCTGCCATTGATGCCCATGTGCTAAATACTGAGTAAAGCTCATTTAAATGAAATCCTGCTGTTTTCTTAGTTTCTGCTGTAGCTCTCCACTTACCATTCTTTAGCATCTTATGTTTCTTAGACTCTTCAATCACACAACCATTTTCTTCACATGTGTATATTGCTGTCTCAGGTTGATTGTCTTCCCATATCACATTTGACCACTTAAGTGTTTGCATGTGTCCACATTCAGGACAAGGCACATAGTAGTATCTTTTATCGCTTTCCTCAAAAGCAGCTTCAATACGGGATAGTCCTTTTACTGTTGGTGTGCTACATAAGTAGATTTTGCGATTGAAAAAGGTTTGTGTACGTTTTGATGCTAGTAGCACTGGGTCACCTTCACTTCCTACACTTGCTTCCATCCTATCAACTTCATCAATACATAAGATTCTTACTGCTCTACTAGCAACTGATGCAGCAGAATTAGAACCAACCATGTTTAGCGTAGTTCCACCCAAGAACTTCTTTGACAAGACTGTATTTGAGCTATCTTTGCTTTTTGACTCATTAAGTCTTGCTTTTAAGACTGGTGTATCTCTTAGCATGTTTGCTAGTTTCTCTTTACTGTATGCTTGAGCCATTTGTAATGTAGGTTGCATAACCAAAATTGGTGAAGGTTGCATGTGAACGTAGTAACCAACAACATTGTTTAAAATTTCTGTGGCTCCCACCTGTGCTGATTTCTGCCAAACTATACGTTCTATCTTAGGGTCAGTGAATACATCCATAATCTCTTTTTGGTATGGTGCATAGTCAGTTCTATATTTTCCACTAATAGCTGATGATTCAGGTGATAAGAATCTATATTTGTCTGCCCATTCAGATATCTTCAGTTCTGTTGGTGGTTTCCACTGCTCTTGTACTTGTTTCAGTACGTTCTGCATATTCTGCTGGTATTCCATCTCCCGATAACTCCTCTAATGCTTCATGTATACTATTTTTAATTAAATCTGTTGCTTGGTTGTAATCTTCTGCTGCTAACACTTGATGTGCTAGATTTGTTGGTATATTTAAAAACTTAGCATGTGCATTGCCTACCAAGCCACTCCAAGTGTCTCTGACAAGTGATGCAGGTATTAGTTTACCTTCTAACTGATTAACTTCTAGCTCTGCTTTGTCTGCTTGAAACTTTTTCAGTCTTGTAGACTCTTCGACAATATCCCCACTGTTACCACTCTTTTTGTAGTGATTCTGTGTTTTTCTTAAATGTTCTAAATACTCACGTCTTGCAAAATCTATGTCTACTGGTGATCTGCCTTTATGTACTGTGATTATGCCGTTTTTAACAAGGTTTCCCACTGCTTGGGGCGATATGAACAAATGTTCAGCTAAATCCTTCTGCGTAGCCATACGTTAACGTGAATAAACCTGATTTTGTTGACCTTCGTCTACAAAAATAAAAAAATCGCAACCTTCGATGCTTTCAGCCTTCAGTAAGAACCTACTCATTTCCTAACCGCCTTTCTAATCTGTCTATCAAGCTCTTTCTTGTAGTTGTTGTTGACTACACCTATGGCAATCTTAAAGAAGTCCAAGAACTTTCTATGTTTGATGAATGGTTTAGATACGGCTAACAACTTAAGGTTATCCTTGCCTTCTCTCTTCCATAGTGCATTGTTTGTGTAGAATATTTTCTTAGGTGCATCAGCCTTGTTGCTTCTCTTACCTATAACATTACCAAACTTATTCAACCTTTCACCACCTGCCGATGTGACTGGTGCAAGTATAGAAGACTTCTTAGCCTTTTCTATACCACCCTCATACACATACTTAAGATACTTAGCTGCGATATCTTTGACAAAGATAAGGGCTGATAGATCATTGGGCTTAGCTCTAAACTTCTTAGGCATATCAACAGACTTAATAGTAAATGGTGTTGGTCTGTCTAATCTCTTTTGTATCTGTGCTCTTTGTGCATTGACTACCTTTGCACCTACGTTGTTGATAGCTTTAGCAGTAGCATCAGGTAAATGTTTTCTCTTAAACAAACCCATTTGCTTCTTAAGTTCTTTATCGTTTGTTTTAACGTTTATCGTTATTGTCATAGTTCCTCGTAATGTGTTATCAACTTATCAATATACCATTTGGCTTTTTGTAAGTCTTGTATGTTGGCATCCTTCATGCGATGCCTGTGTATGTACTTGATAGCTGAGCCTTCAAGATAGCTAGGAAACTCTGAGCCTAGCTGTTGTTTAATATATTCAATGCATTCAACGTTACCGTTGTTATAGTGCTTTGGTGCTGACACTGGGTCATGCTTCTTCTTTATACTCATTTTTATTCTACTCCTTTTGTTAATTTTGTCAGCAGTCCTTTGGAATGACCATTCAAAAAATTTATCTATCGCCTTGTTTATCATCTATCTTCTTCTTCATTATTGCTGCTGCACGTTTTCTAACCAATTTTTCAAACTTTAATCTTTCATCATATTTTTCGCATAATTCTTTAGCAGAAAATTTTTTGTTTTCACCGCTTGAGCAACAATTTGCCTGTGGATAAAGAATATCATTTAAAGCTTTTATTAAATTACTAACACAATGTTCATCCCAATTTTGATTGTCTTTAGTATTCATTTGGAAAATTAAATCTAATAATTTTGAATTTGTGTTTTTAGTTTTTAAATCTATCGTATAGAAATTTTTATAATCTAAATAACCTCTTTCTGTATACTTCCAAAAACCCCATTTTGTTTTAATTTTATTGTTCAACGACCAATCAGACGCTTCAAAATATATTTTATCTTTAATACTCATTTACTTTTCTCCTTTTTTTTATTTTTCTTCTTTTTCTTACCAAAGATAGCTTCATAGTTATCTTGGTATTTCTTATTATCTTCAGGCTTTCTACCTGAACCCTTACCGCCATGCCACTTAGACATGATCAATCCTTTTAAAGTTTACCGACCTATCTAATTTGCTTAGCAATTCTTTAGCTGCCATAAAATCTTTTGGTATACATCGCAATAGTTCTTCTATGCTAAATATCATCATGTCAGGTTCATTCTTATGTATCTTCATTAGTATTGGTTTTTCATCATCAGTATCACAAACAATAACAGTCTTCTTATCAAAATTAAAACACCTACTGTTTGGTTGTATCATTATGCAACCACTTTCTTCACAACTCTTGTTCAAAGAATCAAATGCTCTAAGCATCATTTCTACCATTTGCATTTTCTTTTTAGCGTGACCGTTGTATAGAGTATCTCTTAACATTTGTTCAGCTCTACAAAACTTAATCTCAAAATCAACACCAATCATTTTGAATATTCTTTTTCTACTACCCCACTTCTCATAAGTTTCAGATTCATAAATTCTTAATTCTTTTAATTTAGTCTCTAAATTTTCATCTAAATATGTTTTCATTGGTTTGGTCTCATTTTGTGAATTTCTAAGTGGTTTGGGTTGGTTGCTTTAGAAAAAGCAAACCAAACCAACCAACTTTTTGATAATTTGGGGTAAAAACCAAACCAAAACCAAACCAAAACCAAACCAAAACCAAACCTACTTATATAATTCATCATCCCACCTTTTAGATTGGTAACCTTTATCTTTATGATAATGCACCATACCTAATTCTTTTAACTCACCCAACCTTGTCTGTGCTGTTGGCTTTGGAATATCCATAACGGCACCCAACATAGTTGAGCCAATCCAAATATCTATAGGTTTCTTTGGATTCTTTTCCATTTGGTAATCCTCGATAGCCTTAACAGTTTCAGTCCTGACCTTTGTCCATATATCATGTTTAGGTTTTTCATCAGTTTCTAGCAATACACCTGATGTAACACCATTGAAGCCTAGTAGTTTTATTTCTTGGAATTTTAGATACATATCATCAATTGGGGTACCATCTTTTACCAGCGTTTGTTTAAGGCTCACCAACATAGCTGCATCATCACTATTTTTATCTCTATCTACCTTAAACTCATAATCTAATGCAGCTGGTAATACTGAGCTTCCTCTTGATCTTGCACCACTGCCATGTCCAGTGTGATGGACAATAATTATAGATGCATTAAATTCTTCTTTTAAATCATCTATGTGCTGTATAAACTTATTCATATCCTCAGTGCTATTCTCGTTGAGACCGTAGTTTCTAGCTAAGGTGTCCACAATAATCATTCCAATAGACCCGTGTTCTTGTTGGATAGCTCTGCAAACCTCTTGCAGATTCTTAAAATCTTCAGTATCTCCAATTCTTGTTCCTCTATTACTGACTAACAAAGGTTTATTTTTCAAACTATAGTCATGATGTTGCTCATGACTTTTTATACGACGCCCAACACCAGTAAAACCTTCTCCAGCCAAATAAAGCACTGTTGCTGGTTTAGTTGTGTAACCATAAAAAGTTCTTCCTGATGCAACAGCACATGCCATATCGATAGCTATAAATGATTTACCACTCTTAGCAGCACCAAATATAGATGTAACTGTGCCACGTTCTATGCATTTATCAATCAACCAATCAGGTTCACCTATGTTAGACATAATTTCATCAACTGTTTGAAAGTATAGACTAGGCTTTTTAGGCTTAATTTGTGCAAAATTCTGCATGTACTTTTCTAAATCTTCTGATGATTCAAAATCATTTCTTTGATTTGCATCCCATAGATCATCTTTAGGTTCAAAATATGTAGGTGGTGTAGCAACTCTTACGGTGCATTTGTTATTAACCAACATCTCAGCTATATCATTAGCACATTTAAAACCTGCATCATCATTATCAGGGAACAACCAAACCTCTTTACCAAATATAGGACTCCAATCTGCCTTCTGCCAACTATTAACCCCACCATGCCACGTTGCACAATCGCCTTTATATATCTTTTCTGCACCTAAATTCGCTTTTTCTCCCTCTGAGACAAGAACAGGCTTATCTGTGTGCTCTGCTTTATAGTACAAAGGCATCAAGCCCTCAGGTCTTTTTAGTGACCAAGTACCATCTGTATTTTTGCTAAATGGTGCATATTTCTGCTTTATGGGATGATTATCGGGAAACCTCATAACCATAAAACTATCGTTATATTGTAGATGCACAACCGCCTGTTTAAACAAACCTACAAGTTGCTCTCTATCAAATGATCTAGCATTGCCTTTGTTAACGACTTTGGGGGGAGTCTCGTTAACGTTGAGTAAGGAATCAGAAGACAATGCTTGATCATAACCAAACTGTTTTAAAACTGTTGAAACATCTTGATCAAGATATTTAATTAAATCTGTAACCCCACCACCAAAGCCCTCTTCAAAACTATAAAAAGTGCCTTTCTCTAGGTTAAGAACCATACTGCCATGAGTACCCCATCGATGTTCAGTCGATGAAATACTCTTAGGCTCACCTAGAAGCTGCTTTGCAACTTCAGGTGCTATCTTTTGCCAATCAACTAACTGCATCAGAAAGGAATATCATCGTCAGTTAATTCTGTCTTTGCTACCATTTCAGCAACTTTGTCTGCAAGTCCTTCATTTGGTGATACAAATCCATCATCGTCATCAGCTGGTGCAGTTGGGTCTATATACCATTCAGGTACATTATTCCCATCAAACCTATCAGCCCACTTACTAAACTTAAATGAAAGCTCAGAAGAACTACCCATGCCAACTTGTATAATCTTAGAACCAGTAAACTCTACAACTGGCAACTTGCCTGAATTGTTAGCTATATCATTCCAAAACAAATCTAAAATACTATCAAAAGCACTAGATTCAGCATATGTAAACCTCTGCCATAGATAAGCATGTTCTGCACCATGTGGCATTACCCAACATGAAAAGGCTCTTTTCCAATCATCAGCAGGTTTAGGCTCAACTGAACCAAACTTTGCATCCCATTTATATT